ATGGCAAGAAGAAATCTATGCCCGTTACTGTAATGATTGCTATTGGTAAGCCTAAAGCTATGCCTACCCGTGGTGGTCGTACTGCTACTAACATGATGAAAAAATCTGGACGAGGTAAATAATGTCATCTTTAACTTCTCCCGTTACTCTTCTTAGCTCTGTTACTGCTACAGGTGCTTCTAAGGCTGTTCAGGTAGATGCTGGTATGCCAGCAATTCTGCACGTTACAGGTATCACAACTGCTACTGTTGCCCTTCAAGGTAGTCTTGATGGCACAACATTTAGCACTGTTGGCACTGCTTTAACGGCTGATGGCTTTGTTACTTTGGCTAATGCTCCTAAGTATTTAAGAGCCAATTGCACAGCGTATACATCTGGAACAATCATCGCAAAAATATTGTACTGATATGAAAACTAAAGCCCAAAAGAAAATCAGCAAAGTGATGACTGAGTTTGGTAAGGGCAAGTTGACTACCAATAAAAAGGTCGTTACTAATCCAAAACAGGCTGTGGCTATTGCTTTATCCGAAGCAGGCATGTCTAAACCAAAGGGTAAGAAATGAAACAAGGTCTCTACGCTAACATCAATGCCAAACAAGAACGCATCAAAGCGGGTTCTAAGGAAAAGATGCGTAAGGTTGGTTCTAAAGGCGCACCTACTGAGGCGGCATTTAAGCAAGCAGCTAAGACTGCTAAAAAGAAATGACCTTAAAAGCGCATCAAAACCCCAAAGGGGGCTTGAATGCTAAAGGCAGAGCATCGTATAATGCAGAAACAGGTGGGAATTTAAAACCACCAGTTAAGTCGGGAGATAACCCTCGTAGGGCATCCTTTTTAGCACGAATGGGCAATATGCCTGGCGCTGAGATGAAAGATGGAAAGCCTACCCGACTTTTACTTTCTCTTAGAGCTTGGGGCGCAACGTCCAAGGAAGACGCTAAAGCTAAGGCTAAAGCGATCTCTAAGAGGAATATGAAGTGAGACCAGTATCTGTCGGACTTAACCCAACAGCCGCAACGCTGACAACTGTTTATACAGTTCCTACGGGTTATTACGCCAAGTTTACTGTCATGTACATCCACAACACTGGTGGTTCGACTAAGCACATTACTGTTCAATGGTATGACGCAAGTGCTGCCACAACCTTGGATATTCTTACTAACTACGACTTGACTTCAAAGCAATACCTCCAGTTTGATGGCAATGCTTATATCGTTTTAGAAGAAGGCGATAGGATTCAAATTACTACTCAAAGTGCAAGTACATTCAGTTTTATTGCCACATTTGAAGTATCAGGAGCGCAACGAACATGACCTACTTAGAACTTGTTAACGATGTGTTAGTTCGCTTGCGTGAAAGCACAGTATCTACTGTTGGCGAAACAACCTATTCTTCTTTGATTGGCAAGTTTGTCAATGATGCCAAGCGTCAGATTGAAGATTCCTATAACTGGAATGTTTTAGGACAAACAATTACAGTTACTACTGCTGCTGCCACAAGTTCTTATTCTTTGACAGGTGCAGGTCAGAAGTTTCGTATCAATGACGCTATCAACACTACCAGTGTCATTGCCCTAGACAATATTGCTGTTGCGGATATGAACCGCAAGCTCAACTTTGGTACACCTTCACAGTCTATTCCTTCAGAGTTCTGCTTTAGTGGTGTAGATGGCAATGGCGACACAAAAATTGATTTGTTCCCAGTTCCTGATGGCGTGTATACACTTAAGTTTGATGTAACTGTTCCACAAGCTAATCTGTCTGCTGATGGCACTTCTGTCAAGGTTTTAGACTACTTGGTGACTCAAAGTGCCTATGCAAGGGCTTTGATTGAGCGTGGTGAAGATGGTGGAACAAATTCTAATGAGGCTTATGCTTTGTTCAGAGGAATGCTCTCTGATGCTATTGCATTGGAAAGCACTCGTTATCCTGAAGACAACTTTGTGGCGGTCTAATGGCAGCACAACTCCAAAGTTACAGTCTCTCAGCACCAGGCTTTTATGGCCTGAATACTGAAGATTCTCCCCTTGATTTAGGGGCTGGCTTTGCTTTGGTTGCAACTAACTGCATCTTGGATCAGTATGGTCGTATTGGTGCTAGAAAAGGTTGGTCAAGGGTTAACTCATCTTCTGGTGCTTTGGGTGCTAATGACGTTGGTGTGATCCATGAATTAGTCCAGACTGACGGAACTCTTACAGTTCTGTTTGCTGGCAACAACAAGATATTCAAACTTGGTACTGCTAATGCGGTGACTGAGTTGACCTATGGTGGTGGCGGTTCTGCTCCTACTATTACTGCATCTAACTGGCAATGTGCATCTTTGAATGGCATTGCATACTTCTTCCAAACTGGTCACGATCCACTCATTTATGACCCCGCTGTAAGTACAACAACTTACCGCAGAGTTTCTGAGAAGTCAGGTTATGTAGCTACAGTTCCTCAAGCCAATATTGCTATTTCAGCATTTGGTCGCTTGTGGGTGGCTAATACTGCTACAGACAAAGTAACAGTTACCTTTTCTGATCTGATTGCAGGTCATGTATGGGGTGGTGGCACTTCAGGTTCATTAGATGTCTCCCGTGTGTGGCCTAATGGTGCTGATGAAATAATGGGTTTGGCCGCTCACAATGATTTCTTGTTTATCTTTGGTAAACGACAGATTCTTGTCTATTCTGGTGCTTCTACACCCGCATCCATGGTTTTGAGCGACACAATTGGTTCTATTGGGTGTATTGCAAGAGATACCATTCAAAGCGTTGGCTCTGATGTGATTTTCTTGTCAGACTCAGGTGTTCGTTCACTGATGAGGACAATCCAAGAGAAGTCTGCACCCCTTAGAGACTTGTCTAAGAATGTTCGTTTTGACCTAAATTCATCATTGGCAAGCGAAACATTGGCTAATCTGAAGTCTGTTTACTCAGAAAAAGAAGCCTTTTATCTGCTTGTTTTACCTGCATCTTTCCAAGTTTACTGCTTCGATACTAAGCAATCTCTCCAAGATGGTGCTTCCCGTGTAACCAAGTGGGATTCCATTGCTCCAACTTCTTTACGTTCTTTGCGTAATGGTGATTTGTACATTGGTAAAAATGGGTATATCGGTAAGTATGGAACTTATCTTGATGACACACTAACGTACCGATTTGCGTACTACACAAACAATGCTGACTTAGGAAACCCTAACCAGATTTCCATCCTGAAAAACATTACTGCCATCGTTATTGGTGGGTCTAATCAGTTCTTAACTATCAACTGGGGTTTTGATTATTCTGGTGCTTATCGTGCGGAGAATATCTATATTCCTTCACAGACAAGTTATGAGTATGGAACTGCTGAATACAACATTGCTGAATACACAAGTGGTGTGCCAATTAAGACGTTAACAGCCAATGCTTCTGGTGCGGGAAAGATTGTCCAAACAGGATATGAGACAACGATAAATGGCACATCGTTTTCTCTACAAAAGATTGAAATTCAAGCCAAAGATGGCAAAATAGGGTAAGAGGTAAACCATGTCAAATTACACCAAAACAACCAACTTTGCATCTAAAGATAACTTATCACCTGGCAATCCTCTAAAGATTGTCAAAGGTACTGAGATTGATACTGAATTTAACAACATTCAGACTGCTGTTGCGACTAAAACAGACAATGCTTCTGCCGCGATTACTGGTGGTTCAATTACTGGTATTACCGATTTAGCCATTGCTGATGGCGGTACAGGTGCTTCTACGGCTACTGCTGCTTTGAATAATCTCTTGCCAAGCCAAACAAGCAATGCTAACAAGTACCTTCAGACTGATGGAACTAACGCCTCTTGGGATGCAATTAGCATCTCTACTGGCGACATTACAGGAACTCTTCCTGTAGCAAATGGTGGTACAGGTGTAACTTCTTCTACAGGCACAGGCTCTGTAGTGTTGTCAAACTCGCCAACACTTGTGACTCCCGCATTGGGAACTCCCGCTTCTGGTGTAGCTACAAACTTAACAGGTTTACCTATTTCAACGGGTGTTAGTGGTTTAGGTACTGGTGTTGCTACATTTTTGGGTACACCATCATCTGCTAATTTAGCTTCTGCCGTTACAGACGAAACAGGATCGGGTGCTTTGGTGTTTGCCAATAGCCCAACCTTGGTGACTCCTGCTTTGGGCACTCCTAGCGCATTGGTTGGCACAAACATTACAGGAACTGCCTCTGGTTTGACAGCAGGTAATGTGACCACTAATGCTAACTTAACTGGTGCAGTCACTTCTGTTGGCAATGCAACATCTCTTGGTTCATTTAGTTCTGCAAACCTTTTAGGTGCTTTGACTGATGAAACAGGAACAGGCTCTGCCGTATTTGCTACTTCGCCTACCCTAGTAACTCCTATCCTTGGAACACCAACTAGCGCAACCTTAACAAACGCTACAGGTCTTCCTATCTCTACAGGTGTGTCAGGTCTAGGAACAGGTGTAGCAACGGCTCTAGCGGTCAATACAGGCTCTTCTGGTGCAGTTGTGGTTAATGGTGGTGCTTTGGGTACTCCTTCAGGTGGCACTGCAACGAACCTAACTGGTTTGCCTCTGTCTACTGGTGTAACAGGAACGCTCCCTGTTGCTAATGGTGGTACAGGAACAGCAACACCTAGCTTGGTGGCTGGTACTAATGTCACGATTACTGGCACATGGCCTAATCAAACTATTGATGCTTCTGGCGGTGGTGGATCGGGAACTGTTACCAGTGTAGCGGCTTCTGTTCCTAGCGTTTTTAGCATTACTGG